AGATTTTATCAGACATTATATACTCCATAATAATATACATACATATATATAATCCGTTTTTGGAGGTACAACATGGATGCAATGAGAAAATTTTTCAAGCATAGATTCGAGATTTCAGACCAAAGGATGGCAATCTGCCGTCAATGTGATAAGCTTGACCCTAAGAGTTCTCAATGCTCTGAGTGTGGTTGTTTTATGGAGTATAAGACTTTGCTACCCTATGTCGATTGCCCTCTTGGCAAATGGAAGGCCTTCACTGCTGAACCTGAGGAAGATAAATAGTTAAAAAAGGGAGTTTTGATATGGCCAGTCTAGACGGAACAACTACCAATGGGCAATCATCTTGGGAAAAATATATAAAGTCAAACAAAAATTGGCGCGATTTAAATCTTGAAGCTGAAATAGATTCTGATCTATACAAAAAGTCTCAAACAAAGCTTGAAAAAGTACTAAGTTTTCAAAAAGGAACAAGTATAAAGCTTAAAAGTAATATCGTAACAACGATATCAAACAAAAAATATGCAAACGTTACCATAAACAGAAAAGATGGTTACGTATCACTAAAAGCAATAAAAAAACCTACAAACTTTGCACCTACTGCATATGAAGCTGAAGTTGTTAGTCTAATCAATACACACATAGCTAAAAATAACAACATACCGATTGATATCTACATTAAAGGCTTAAACAAAACATACAAAAAAATAGCCGGAGCAATACAAGTTGATACTCAAATCAAAAGAAAAGGTGGTGCTTCTTCTGATCCTAAAGCCGATATCATTTTGTACACTGATAAAAATAACTTATTGAGTACCAACAACATTTTCATATCGCACAAGAAAGAAGGTGGACCTGAAGCATTCCTACAATATGGAGGTCTAACTGAAAAAGCGGGTGAAGAGATTTACAATCATCCGGAAACACAAAAGTTTCTTAAAGCTGTGGCAAAAAATATTGATCCTGAAGAAGGATTGAAAAATCCTATGTTTATGAAAGTTAAAGATACTAGACTAAAGAATCTATCAATATTTGGTCCAGATTTTGATAGAGGATATGGATTGCAACATGTTCAACTTATAGGCCAAGGATCACCAAAACTTATTCCAACAAGAAGAGAAAACGTCTACGAATTAGAATTCTCTACACCAATCAGTGTTTCAGGTGATCTATCACATTTTATTGGAGGATATATGCCTGTGTTTGGTGCAAGATATGCGGCAGGTCGAGGATTTGAACTTAATGGTAAAAGATATGATGGCGCTAGAGTGGGTATATTTCCATCTAGACTGATTACAAATCGTGGAGGCGTCATAGAAGTTAAATGATCAACTATCAAGACTATTTAACAGAATCAAAAGAAGGTAAGAACCTTCACTTAGAACACTTGGAGGACGAAGTACTCAATGGAGGAGTTTCTGGAACAAGAGGTGCAATATCCTTTTTACAGTCTCTTCGTGATATGCTTGCTGGTCACGCTACTAGTAAGTCAGTGAACTTAACAACAAAGTGGGATGGTGCACCGGCTATCTTTGCTGGTATCAATCCAGAGAATGACAAATTCTTTGTTGGCACTAAAGGCGTATTTGCTCAGAATGCTAAGTTGAATTACACTGACGCAGACATTGATAAGAACCATCCTGGTGAAGGGCTAAATGCTAAACTAAAGATCGCTCTACGTTATCTGCCAGAACTTGGTATCTCTGGTGTATTGCAAGGCGATATGATGTTCACTTCAGCAGACCTCAAAGTCGAGACGATTGATGGTAAAAAGCATGTTGCATTTCAACCAAACACCATTGTATATGTTGTGCCAGAAGATACGAAATTAGCTGAGACTATTAGAGCGGCCAAAATGGGCATTGTATGGCATACGACATATAGCGGCAGCAATCTGGCTGATATGAAAGCTTCATTTGGCGCTGAAGTCGGTGGTCTAAAACAATCCAGAAATGTGTGGTTTAGAGATGCATCTTTTGTTGATGCATCAGGCACGGCTACGTTTACCAAAGCAGAAACAGATAGTATAAGCGCAATTCTATCTCAGGCTGGCTCACTATTCAGAACAATATCTGCACGTACTTTAAACACAATTGCGACAAACGACACCTACAAAATTCCAATTAAAGCGTGGAATAATTCCAAAGTTCGCGAAGGTAAAGAGATTACCAATACTTCACAGCATGTAGCCGGATTAATTGCCAATGTAGAAGAGAAACTAAACAAGTCCATACTAGAAGCTAAGAAGTCTGATACCAGGCAGAAGCGCGAAATGGAAAAGAAGATCGTTATGGATTTCTACAAGTCAAATAAAAATGAGCTAAAGAAGATTTTTGACTTGCAAAATCTGTTGGTTCGTGCTAAAAATATGGTAGTGAAGAAACTACAACAAGTCCAAGATTCTGTAGGAACTTATCTTAGAACAGACGCCACTGGCCTTAAAGTGACAGCACCGGAAGGATTTGTTGCCATTGATAAGATTGGAAATGCAGTTAAGTTGATAGATAGATTAGAATTCTCACAAGCAAACTTTAACGCGGTTAAGAACTGGTCAAAATGAAATATAATGATTACATAAAGTCTCACAAGAAAGAGGTTCGCACCTTGAACGTATGGGACATCGATGATACTTTAGGTCAAACGTCAGCTAAAGTAAACATCAAGAAAGATGGCAAAGTCATCAAAACTCTTGCACCAGGTGAATATAACAACTATAAACTTAACAAAGGCGAAGAGTTAGACTTCTCTCAGTTTCGTTCTGGTAAAATCTTTCGTGACACATTTAAGCCTATCAGTAATGTACTAGATAGAGCTAAAAGTATTGTGTGGAATCAGTCTGAAAACTCAAACTCTATCATCATTACTGCCCGAGCAGACTTTGATGACCACAAAGAGTTTCTAGAGGCCTTTCGTGATCATGGATTCCCTATTGATCATGTATATGTTGAACGATCCGGCAATCTGTCTAAGCTCAAGCCAAGCTCACCGGCTCACATTAATAAGGGTGTCATCTTAAAGAAGTATCTATCCACAGGCAAGTGGGACCGTGTACGTATGTGGGATGATCATGAGAAGAACCTAGAAATGCTCTTCAAAGTCGCGGCTATGTATCCTGAAGTAGAGGCAATTGGATATCTTGTCAAAGACGGTAAGGTGTCGAAGTATACATCTAAGAAAGCTATAGCCGAAGAGGTTATCACTGCGGCTAAGAGGGCATTGATACGTAAAGTCTACGAATAAAAACCACTAAATACCCCTATAGATAAGCATTCCTATAGAGGGAAGTAATGAAGACTTTAGTAATATATCCGGGGCGTTTTCAGCCCTTTCATAAAGGCCATGCTCAGGTCTTTAAGTGGCTTAAAAACAAGTTCGGCGATGTATATATCGCCACATCTGATAAAGTAGAAGTCCCTAAGAGCCCATTTAATTTCCAAGAAAAAAAGCAGATGATGAGACTTGCTGGCGTACCTGCTGGCAAGATCAAGCAAGTTCTTAATCCCTACTTGGCTAGGGAAATCCTCAAAGACTTTGATCCAAAAACGACAGTGCTAATCTTTGCGGTGTCGCAAAAAGACATGGAAGAAGATCCAAGATTTTCTTTTCTGACAAAGAAAGGTAAACCAGGTTATCTTCAAAGATACGATGAGAATGAAGATAACCTTCAACCATTTGGCGATGTTCAAAAAATGAAGGGTTATGTAATCGTTGCACCCACCTTCACTTTTGATGTTCTTGGCAAACCAGCCACATCCGCATCCGAACTCCGTAAACAGTTTGTATCACTAGATAACAAAAAACAAAAAGAATTTATCACCGATCTTTTTGGCAAGTATGATGCCGATATTCACAAGCTGATGAAGAAAAAGATTGGCACTATGCAAAAAACAATCAAACAACTAAAAGAAGAAGTGACACGCAAAGAACTAGCACCTATGCTGGACTCTTTCGTGTCTTTTGCGTCTGATAAGCTAGGCCTTAAGTCTATGCCTAGTGTGCGCTACAAGACTGGCGATGATGATTATAACTCATTCGCAGCTTACAATCCCTCATCAAATGAATTATCCATCTCTACTGCAAATAGGCATCCAATGGATATATTCCGTTCTGTAGCACATGAGTTGGTGCACCATAAGCAGAATGAAGATGGCCGTCTAGGTAAAGATATTGCCAAAGAAGGTTCGACTGGTTCAGACATTGAGAACGAAGCCAACGCTGAAG